AGCCTTATAAGACTTATCCAATCGGCGTGTCTTGTAGATAATCCCCCTGCGGTCAAACTCCCGCTTGGTTTGAGAGCATTGCACGCAAGATCCCGGTGCTAGCTCCCAGACAGTTATGGTCATCACAACTTCGCCCCCGTTCTCAGAGCGATCTCTTTGCGTTCGTCTTTGATTATGTCAAGACACTTGTCGTAGCCCTTACGCTCGACCTTAGTCATTTTGACTCGATCAGCCATCAGCTGGGTTCTCATTGACAGCCAAGTGGTTGCATACTGTGCCCCTTCTTGAATGCCATGACGGAAGGCCTCATCCAGCTCATACTCAAAAAGTCTGTCTGCTATCCAGAACTTGATGTCTCTCCAAGTTGCTCTCATGCGTTCTCTCCTAGTAGTTCCCTTGCCGCCCACCTGAGGACCTCAGCGGTTTCCTTCAGCCCTTCATTGTGCTTCTGATTGCTGAGGTCATCGAGGGCCTCGATGCATGCTTCAAAGCCTCGACTAAATTGAGCCATGCCATAGAGGTCAATCTGTCTATCGACCTGCTGCTTGAATTCGTCAACTGACATGAGCATCCCTTTCTACTAGATCGACAAGCAGTCCCAGTCCAAGACCTGAGTATCCGTCTTCTTTTAGACCTTCGAGCATGTCAATGATTGATTGTGTGCAATAGACAACCTGTGCATTTTCCTTTGGCAGGCTGTGGCTAGTAAGTGTTTCTTCCATTTCTTATCTCCCTGTGATGATGCTGAATAGCAGATCTGGTATGGCGTGGAGTCCTATAAGCGTGAGTGAAAGCAGGATAAAAATTCCTACAAACTGTTTGAGTGTCATGGCTTTTCTTTTCCTTTCTTGCCCTGATAGAAATAGGCTAGACCAAGGTAGAGACAGGGTAAAGGGCAAAGAGCGTGTCGTTACCTAACTGTTATAAAGCGATGACCCTGATAATTGCCCCTGTTTCCCTGTCATCGGCATAGAACTTGCGGGCTGAGATCTCAATAATTTGGCTGTCATCGCCCCAGATTCGGCCTGACTGGCCTATGCCATCCCCTACTCCCCGGACCAGCTTGTCAAGATCCGGTGCAACTATTGGATAGGGCCTTTCTGAGAACTTGACTGTTTTGGGTCTCTCCAAATAGAAATCCACCTCGAGCCTGATAGGGCCAAGGTGGATCTCTGTGAATGGATGACAAGCTTCTTCTATGGCAGCTCGCCATTTCTTCAGATTAGCAGACTGAGCCTCGACAATCCTTCCATTGAAGACACGCTTAGACCCCTGTGGGGTAGGCCTGCCTTTAACATCGAGTTCAATCACCCCTCTAGTTTAGAAGGGCATCTCTGCTCTCTGAAGAGTCGGATTGTTTATGTTTATTGCTGCAACCTGCTTGGGCTGGTTGTCACGCCCTGTAAAGGATTCAATCTTGACTGACAGATCACCTGAGACCTCTAGTGTCTCTCCTTCCCTGACCTGCTCCTTAGTCCAGACTGTGACCCAGACATTTATGTCCTTGCCATCTTTGGTCTTCTTCTTCTCGACACCCTTGAAGCCATAACCATCGATGATGCGTGTTACTTCTACTGTTGCTTTTACTCTCATTATTTCTTCCTATGCTCTTGAGACACGCAATCTGAATGACCACAAGTTCTTTCCCCTGCCATCACTAGACTTCCGTCTTCTCTTATTGGAGTGACCATGTCTTCGGCATAGTTTCCCTGCCAAATCAAACAGTCACCGATTTTTGTTTGTTTCCTTGCCCTGCAAGATTGACAAGTGTCAGGGTTCTTGCGGGTCAAGAGTATTTCCCAGACTATGCCACAGCGGGGACATTGTTTTTGCACCTCATAAGCCTAACTTCTTTTTCAGTTCTGGAGTGAGTGGGACAGCCCTCTGAGCGATCTCTTCCATCTCTCGAAGGTAGGCATCACTAGCCTCTTTTTCTTTTGCCCTGCGAGCATCAATGGCGGCCTTGACCTCGGGTGCGGCAGCAGCGTTTTCCCAAGAACAGGCATTTAGCCATGAGGCTGGATACTTTGTGTAGTCAGGATTCCTAGTTGGGTCATTTCGATAGGCAATGACGCCAGCCAAAATATCTTCAAACTTTGCCTTCTTGAGTGCCGATTTGAATGCCCTGAAAGCCTTGGCTTTATCGATCTTTCTAGGGTAGGCATTCCAGAATTCCTCAAATAATTCCTCATAAGCATATTTAGGTTCTTTTAATGGTTCTATAAGGGTTTGCACGCCACCTGCTGTCACCCCTGACGCTCTATTTGTCACCCCTGACTGCGATTCTGTCACCCCTGAGGTGCTTGGTAGAGTCACCCAGTATCGGTTGGATTTGTATTGGCCCTGAGTAGGTGCATTCTGGACCTCGATCCTTAGCTCCCCAATTTTCTGCAGATACTGAATGTCACGCTGGACACTTCTCTCTGACGAATTGACCATTTGGGCTATCCTCCTAATGGAAGGCCATGCCCCTATCTCGCCCTGATGATCAGCAATAGCTAGTAAGACCAACCTTGCCCTACCATCAGATTTGGACTCACGCCAGACAGCATTCATAATCTCAATGCTCATTTTGCCCCTTCATTGTTTCTAGTTCTTTCTTGATTTCAGCTATGGGCCTCAGGGCCTCTTTGGGTATCCACCAAGCATCAGGCCTGCCATTGCCCGGGTTTTCCCAGTATTGATCCTTCTTAGCCTGTGAGCCATGCATGAATCCTTGGATAGTGAAAGTTGGAGCATAGCCTGTCACTAAGACATAGAAGTAATCTGAGTGGTCAGCGGGTCTGATGATCAATCGATAGCTATCCCTACTAGCCCAGCGAACCTGTATCTTTTCTGATACATCAGCCCCTTTGAAACCCTTGCCATCGCCAGCATCGTAATAAATCTGCAAGGCTTTGGAGACAGCCATCTCAGCACAGTAGCCCTCGATGTTCTCAGTCCAGCCGTTACCCACAAAGCCATGATTGTTTCTGCGATTGAGTTTGATTGCTTCCAGCCCACGATTTACGGCTACGGCTGCTGCCATAGCTACCTCATCAGCACTTAATGTGATAATCATTTGCCTTCAAGCACCCCCGCATGGATTTTTGGGTAGGGCAATGGCTTGTATCTGAGCTTGGACATAAGGATTCTCTTTCTGGTTTTGCTAGCGTTGAAGTAAATGTAGCGATGTTTGCGGGGTCTCTCGACCCAATAGACCCTGTCACCAAACTTCTCGATGACCTCAGCGTTTGTCAGGCCATTGGCATAGCTGGCATGATGCTGACCCTCCATACCCCTGACCTTAGGATCTTTGAACTTTGCACTTAGGCCTGTGTAAATGAAATTGGTGGCTTGATAGACATAGCCAACATGATCAGCAGAACTATCTGCAAAGCTGACCACGATCTCTCTGTCTAGCTGCTTTAGCGTTTGCCCTATGAGCCAGCTTTCTCCGTTTTTGGGAACTGAGTCATCCACCCATAGTCGAGTCAGCTCATAGACATTCTGTGCCTCATCAGGCCCGCAAATACCCTTCAGCAGGGTGCTAGAGGCAGGCACGCCATAGATCACTACCCCCACTAGCTGTCCAACTGAATCAAACATCCCAAATGCGAATGTGCATGGAGCTTTGCGGTGCAGATAGTGATTTGCTATCACAGCATCCTGAGCCATTTGGTAGCTAATGCGTTCGATGCTGTAGTTTTCAGCTAGTGCCATGCTAAGCCCCCAGAGCTATCTTCTGGTAGGCCTCTTTGGCAATGCGATCTCTAGCCCCTCCAGCCCATCGACCAGCATTGAAATAAAGCTTCTGTAGAGCCTCTAGTCTTTCTTGCTCTACTAAGTGCTGCTGTCTTTCATTTGGGCCAATTTCATCTTCAATCTTGATAGCTCTTAGCCTCATCTTGCAAGCTAATTCCTCGACATCCATTCTTATCCTTTCTTAGATCAAGTAATTAGGAGGGTCACTCTCTCTTTTCTCCCCTGACTCAGTCAATGAATACCATTTCATTTGCACCCTGTCAAAATACGGCGTGTCAAAACCATCCCATTTCCCTAGCTTCCAGCCCATGTCTCTGGCCTCAGTAGCCACAGCGGAATCAGATTCCATGCTGTAGTTCAAATCAGGGCAAATTCTGAGCAGATTATCAAAGCGGTCCATAGCCTTCGAGCCACCCATGCCCCTATTGGCCCTGTGATGCGTTTGTAGGCCATTTGTAGCCCCGCAATGTGGGCAGTAGGGGTGAGCCTCGACAGCCCTCCTAATCGCCTCCAGTCGCTTCACAGGCGTGTTTCCTGCCCCATGAGTTTGGCCTGTGTCGCAAGCACCATAGAGGCAGTCTCTATAGACCTGATTTTCTGCCTAATCCTGTTTAGTTCTGCCTTGCGTAGATCCCGCTGAAGCCTCAGATCAGCAGATTCAAGTCGAGCCATAGCCTCACGATCCCTGACTGTGCCCTGTGATTTTATGTAAGCCTTTTGCTCAGCTAGATCCAAATCGTATTCAGCCTCAGCCAAAGCTCTCTCAGCATCGAATAGAGCAGTCGAACCCTTAGAGTTCTCAGCTATCAGTTCCGCTAGTTGCCTCTGGATTTCCTGTATCACTCAATACCCCTAACAGAAGCTCGATGAGTTCCCTGTTCCAAAACTGAGCTTCACTTTCCTGTCCTCGAAACCTTGCCACCAGATACGCCTCCTCCAGCTCTTGGAGTTTGGCTCTCTTCAAATCGCTGAGCATAAAGTTTCAACCCTTCTAGGATTTCCTGAGAAGCGTTGTTGGCTTTAGCTTGTGCATAAAGGTCTCGCAGTTCTTCGATTGTGCCAAGACTACCAGCTCTCTCAAGCCAATCCATCCTTGCGACCTTTTCCATCTCTTCTCGACTTGGCCTCTTGTTGCCTGAGTAAATGTAATTTGCGAGGCACCGGCCAATGCTGCTGGTCTCACATCGCTCCAGAGCAAATGGGTCTGAGTTTGCCTCACTTGCCCAGCCTGTGGTCTTTGGAAGCTCATTGGCCTGATCTCCAGCGGTGAGATACAAGCGAGTCTCGATGATCCACAGACTTGAATCCTTAGTGTGATTGATAGTCACTATTCGAGCATCCTGTGATTCAGGTGCTGACCAAAATGCTTTCAGTCTTTCTTCGACAGTCGCATACTGTGAGAGATCAAAGCGGGCCATTATTTCTTTCCTTTCTTGACTACCAAATAGGGCAGTCCATTTCCTTTAGCCTGTCTGGATGCGATGCGGATTTTCTCTCCATCGACTTCCATATAGGCATACTTTGCTTTACCCATAATGTCCATCACCTGTGACTTTATGAGCCTAAGTTCTTCTGCAGCCTGATCGTATTTTGCCTGAGCATTGACTAGATAATGCAAGGAATCTATCTCGACCTCAGTCTCATCGATGAGTGGGTGCATAAATCGAATGGCCTCATAGGTGGATTCAGATCCATCCCATTCGGGTCTCTGGTCTGAGAATAGGCAGGCCTGAAAATCAATGGCTCTCTGTCGAGCAATGTCAATCTCAAAGTCATCACGCTCGATCCAGTAGTCATGCCATGTCATTCCGGCTACTGCTACTAGGGCAGCTCTTTGTAGTCCGAGAATGTCTAGGTAGTGCTGCACCTGAGCGTAGTAGCCAGCAGGAAGTTCCTCCCATGTCTGTCTGCCTGTCTTTACCTCAATGACGATCCATTCGCCTGTCTCTTTGTGCTGAGCTAGTGCATCAGGATTGGCGTGTCGGAAGGGCAGCAGGGCATCTTGATAAGTGCCTGTGAGATAAACATCGTATTCTGGGTGCTCTTCGGCCCAGAGCTGCAGGATAGGCAACTCGAAGGCTTTGCCAAATCTGATGGCCCAGTTCTCTTCTATCTGCGAGGGTATCTTTCCTGTCTTCTTCAGGAATAGAGCCATAGGTGACTCGAAAGGATTTAGTCCCATGATTGTGGAGATCTCAGATCCCCCAATAGATCCCTTGCGGGCTTCGTGCCATTCAGGCGTGCCAGCCTCAAAGACTCCGAGTAGTGTCGCTTCATTGAATTTCTCAGGTGCATGTATTTTGAACATGTCTGTATTTTCTCCCCTGCCTCCGA